CCTCACATGCGATCGCAGATAATAATTCTGCTGATGATATCGATTTTGGCCGATGTGGTGGTGTCCAGTTCGTTACCTATATGGCTGGCGCTTAATCAATTCATGCCGATGTACCCGGCAATGCTCTCTGTACAAAATATTTCTCCGCCATTTGCGACGGTGAAATGCAGTAACACTACTCCGATCGCGGGAGCGTTTTATCTGGACGAAAAACAGAACCAATATCAGTTGGTTTCTGAGGATGTGACGCTTTCCATTACCGGCTTGCGTAACTCAGCAGTTGAAGACTTCCTGCGTTATGTACAGGACTACACGTTAAGCGATGAAACCGAAATGGGGGTGATGAATATTCCTGTTGTACAGGATGAGCGCGTGACTCAGAACGAGCTCAACATCATCGCACAGCGCAAAACCATCAAATTTAAAGTCAATTACTACCAGCAAAGGATGCGTAATCTTTCGCGCCAGCTGATCACGTCTGCAATTCCGTCAATTGACCCGGAGAAATAAGTAAAATGGCAATTGTTAATATTAACGTGTCGGTGACTAATCCACCGAAGCCCTCACTGCTGTTAAAGTCCGGGGCAATGATTTCAATCGGCGGTACAACCCTCGCTGCTGGCGAATACCAGTTGCTCACCACCAAGGATGATCTGAAGGCCATTACATCACCAGCGAAAGCAATCGCATCGATTGCCTGGGCGACAAACGTCGTGACAGTCACTCTCTCAGAATCCCACGGATGGAATGTTGGCGATGTCATCCCACTGGTGGTATCCGGAGTAACCCCGTCAGCATATAACCGGGCCGTGGAGGCAACTGTAACAACTTCGACCGCGTTTACCTATCCATTGGCAAGTGATCCGGGAACGGCAACTGTAATAGGAACGGTGAAGACGGTTGCTGCAAACGAAATTATCCAGATGAACACCACTTTTTGGGCGCAGGGGACAACTCGTTCTGTTTATGTGCTGGAGTTGGGTGATGTATCTTCAACGGCTGCTATTACTGCGCTGGGCGATTTTATCGATGAAGATATTTCTCTGGGTAATACCTACCAGAAATTTTTCTCTTATCTTGTTCCTCGTGAATGGGATGCTGAGTCGACCTTTAAAACGCTAACTGGTTTGTATACCAGTCCCGCGTCGCTCGTATATTTCTTTGTAACGACCACGATCGCGACGTATGAGACATGGGTGGCTACGGCGAATAAATCAGTATTTGCCGGTGTTGAAGCGCCAGGGATCCCGTCTACAGAGTTTTCTATGGCGTTTCCTTTTCAGTCCTCACTGGCTAACGATCCTGGTTCGTCGAATATGGTTCCTCCGATGGCATATCGGTTCGGCTATGGTGTGACGGAATATCCGGTTAAAGGTAACAGCACCCTACTGAAGCAATTGCAGGATAACAGCATCAACTACATCGGCACCGCAGCTGAAGGTGGCCTGAGCAACAAGATGCTGGTCGCAGGTCACATGCTGGATGGAAATCCGTTCAACTACTGGTATTCCGTTGCGTGGGTAGCAATCAATCTCGAGCTTGATCTGGCGAATGAGATTATCAACGGTTCTAACACCAATATTAACCCTCTCTACTACGAGCAGAACGGTATTGAGCGCCTGCAACGCCGGGCATTGAAAACCATGCGCAATGGTATCAGCTACGGCTTAATTCTGGGGCGTGTCATCGGCACCGGCCTTACTCAGCAGGATTTCAACACTGAGTATGAAAAAGGCACGTATGCAGGAAACGCGGTCATCAACGCCGTCCCGTTCAGCAGTTATACCAGCCTGAATCCTTCAGATTATGCCCTCGGCAAATATGACGGGCTCAGTGCTGTCATGACGCCACGCCGTGGCTTTGAATCCATCACGTTTAACGTGAACGTAACGAACTTTGTAGGGGCGTAAAAAATGGCGAACCCATTAGTACCGCAGGGCTTTCTTAACCGCGTCCGCGGTTCAATTTCGGTAACTGACGTTCCGGCGTTAAACGTGACCGCGTCATATCTTGGGAAAGAAGGCATAAGCATGCGCCCTGACGGCGCTGCGACAGACATTATTCCAACGATGGCCGGCACTGTTGGTAGTCAGGCACCGTATCAGCAGGTAACGGTCACAGTTCATCTGCTGCGTACGCAGGGGCTGAGCGATAGCTATAAAAACCGATTTGCAACTGATACCTCGCTGGGGGAGGTTGTAATCACGCCTGATTCTACGACGCTAAGCAACTTCACGGTTCTCAACTGCTATCTGGTTAACTTTAACGAGTTGCCATTCAACGGCATGGACGCTGGCTATGTCGTGACCATGAGCGGTTACATCACTACCAACGACAACATGTGGATTTAACAGTGAAAATTGATAAAAAATTAAATCTGGTGAGTCACATTACCAGGAATGACGGCTCGATCGTCTATCTGCATGTTACCCCATTCCCCTATGAAGTGGTTGAGGAGCATTGCCTGTTATTAGGCAATCTTTTTACTAATTTCATTTCCCAGGTTGGAGGTCTCGGAGCTGCTCGCGTGGCGGCGATGATGCTGCGTAAAAAAATAAAAAAGATCTGGAATTAACCGGGGAAACGTCTGGACCGAATATTGTCGATGAGATTCAGCGCCTAACGGCTGTGATCTGGAATGATGGCGGTAACTGGAAAACCACATCGTTTGATGTGGCAATTAAACAGGGGATCATTACCTGGGAAGAATTTCGGGATATTGAGGGGGAGATCGTTTTTTTTATGGTTACCTCTGCCATTCAGAAAACGGAGTTGATCGCCCCGACAGTGGGAACCGTGATCGGTATGTACGGTGGGCAACTCGAATCATTGAGCGTTACGGAGTTCCGCGATTCCTTGCTGAAATCGAATCCGGATACCGATACCCAATCCCAGAATGCCCTGCCGGAAACGTCGTTTATACCCTCTTAGACTGGGCGTCAAATGAGGGGTTCTTGCCGGTGGTAAGGGAAATTACGGGCGAGGATTTTGCGAGCCCTGTTCAATACCGCCAGCGTTATATTCTCTCCGCGCTAAAAGACAGGGGTTCCTTCAATGGTAGCTAAGTCTATTGTCGATATTGACGTAAATGACGACAAGTTCGTGTCATTTATGGAAAAGTTCAGGGAGTATCAGTCCGCGCTTGATGACCTTCCTGAAGCATGGCGCGGACTGGTGCAAGGAACGAGTGACGCCACGAAGGAAACGGCAAAAGCTAAGATTGAGGGAGAGCAACTGGCTACAGCTTTTTCGGTAGGTGCTGACGCTATATTGTCCATTAACAGTGGGCTGGATCGGCTGAGTGACAACCTCGAAAAGGTTAACAAAAGACAAGAAAGCTTCAATAAAAAAGCCAGCGTTTCGAAAGGGTTCCTGAGCTCTGCAAGAAAAGACGCCAAATCCCTTGCCGGGCATATCAAAGATGCCACCCTCAGCCTTTTATCGATGGGGGAGCATCGTTGGTACGTTCACTGGTCTTATGGGGTTTGGTGGGCTGTTCGGTATGAGCCGACTGGCAGCCGCGACTGGCTCACAGAGATTTTCTTCTCTGGGGATTGGAACAACGATAGGTGGTTTGAACTCATCTGCTATTAACTACCAGAAAGCTCTGGGAAATCCTGTCGGCACGCTTGGCGCTATCCGTGATGCCCAGCATGATTTGTCTAAGCGCTGGCAGTTTCAGGCGATGGGTATCAATAACCCTGACCAAGATCCTTCAAAACTGCTGCCGCAGATGATACGTAATGCGCGTGACATCTTTGTAAAAAATGGCAGTACGTTGCAGGGCGCGAACGCTTACGGGCTGACAAACTTTTTCAGCCTTGACGATCTGAATCGCTTCAAAAATATGAGCGATGAGGAAATCAATGCGATGGAGCGGCGGGCGCAGAAAGATGCGCGTCTGCTCCAGATTACCGATCAGCAAGCCAGACAGTGGCAGGATTTCAATATCCAGCTTGATTACAGCAGTCAGAGCATAAAAAACACTTTTATCCGCGGGCTTGGACCGCTAACACCGGCATTGACGAAAACTCTCTGAAGCGCTTTCAGGAGCGATTGATACCGTCCTGCAATCTCCTGAATTAGGAAAATGGATTGATGGCCTGTCCAGTGGTATTGAAAGGTTTGGTAATTACCTTGCCTCCCCGGAGTTCACAAAGGATGTAGACAGCTTTATGTCTGGCGTCCAGAAGATGGGGGCAATGATCGGCAAGGTTTTTGACTGGGTAGCAGGGAAAACAAATATCACGGTTTCAGACGTAACGGCCGGCTCTTCAATACTTAGTAATGAAAAAGTGACAGACCCGAAAACCGGGCAGACCTATACACCAGGAAGCGAAGATGACCCTCGGGTATGGGGATGGTTAAAAGGAGTTAAGCGATTCTTCTCTGGCGGTCAAATTTCACCTGTTGATTCTAAGCCCGCTGATGTAACGGCAAAAGGGAGGACAATTGCCGATCGTTTCAACAACCCAACCAACCTTCGATGGGCTGAAGGTTATGGCACTCATAACACCAAAAGCGGGAAGTTTGCGGTATTCCCCACCCTTGATGAAGGTGTGCTGGCATCGGCTAAGCAGTTGCAAATTTACGGCACCAGAGGCATCAACACCGTGCGTGATATTGCCACGAAATGGGCGCCATCAAATGAAAACGACACAGAGGCTTATATCCGCCATGTAGTGAAAGCTACCGGTTTTAATGAGAGTGAAAAGCTCAATCTCAACGATCCGACAGTGTTGGCAAAACTGATTTCTGCCATGGCTGCTAAAGAGGGGGCCGGAAGCCGGGTGACGGAAGGCGCTGTAATTCAGATCTTTAACAATACCGGTGGCAATGCCATTGTTTCATCATCGCAGTTAGGAGTGGCCTGATAATGGGATTTACTCGTGAGCTTTATCGTCTTGGCTTTGAAATCTCACCGGTCATTCTCTGTAACGGTGTTGCTGAGGCGATTCCTGGAGGAATGCTACCGATCGTCGCGCTGACGCAAAGCGCGAGCTTTGTCACAGGGTTGGTAAGCGGCGCTATTGACCTCACCGATCTGGATAAATATTTCTGCCATTGGCGACCTGTTCAGGGGGCTACGATGGTGGATTACGACATTGCCAGGTATCCGTTTGCAAATCAGTCTGTCGCTGCTAATGCGTTGCTCTCGCAACCTCTCAGAGTAAGTTTAATGATGGATGCCCCGGTGAACGAGAATACCGGGGCGATGACAAAACTTGTCACGATGAGCGCGTTACAGGCCGTTCTACAGGCTCACGAAGGCCTTGGCGGTACGTTTATCGTGGCCACTCCCTCCATCATTTACAGCAATTGTATCCTGAGAACGGTAAAAGACAGCTCGTCTGGTAATGACGCATTACCCCAACGTTCATGGATATGGGAATTTGAACAGCCACTCATTACCGAAACTGCCGCTGAGCGGGCAGTAAACAGCTTCTTGAAAAGGATTGATGCTGGCGATCCGACAAAAACNTCTGCATGGACTAATACCGCATCAGCTCTTGGAAATACAGCTCT